ACGGCTCGCGCGCTTCTCTTCCAGCTTCGTAATCATCGGCACCGTGTCGAGCCAGGGGCGCATCTCGTCGTCGCGCCACTTGCGCGCGCACAGCGTCAGTACCCTAATTACCCGCTCAAGCGCGATGTTCACCGTCCTGTTCGAAACCCCGTCCTTTTCCAGCTTGTGCCGCACGAACGGAGCGAGCGATTCATCACCGATGTGGGTCAGCGGGGTATCGCCGATGAACGGGTCGAGCTGCGACAGGTACTGCGCCGTCAGCCCGATTGAGGGCTGATCCTTCATCTCGATCAGAAAGCGCGTCGCGGCCTCTCGCCACGCCCGCACCCGCCGAACGCCGTACACCTTCTCCTGCCGCATTCTTTCCAGCCGGTGAATCAGGTACTTTTCGGCTTCCGCCCTGTCACCAGTGCCAGTGCTTTCGTAAAGTCGTTCTCCGTTGATTTTCTTGTCGATGTGCCAGATCCCGTTCCTTTGCGAGAGGCCCGTGATGGTTTTTCGCGCCATGATGTTTCTCCTTTTTGGCGCTCGCTGCGGGCCGATTGTTGCCCCGTAGCGCCTGCTTTAGCAATCGCAGCCTGCTCGATGTAGGCATCAAGCCAGGCGTCCAGCTCCTCACGGTCGAAGCCCACGCCGCGCTCCCCGATGGGGAACTCGCGGATGTACGGCCTGACCGTCTGATCGAAGACATCCCGGCACATGCCGAGATAGCCGGGCGCGTCCTTTCCTCGGACGACGCGCGGGGCAATAGCCGCCCGTCGCGGCCGGCTTAGTGGCTGCGCGAGTTCTGCGCTCATGCGAATATCCTCCCCGCCGACTCTCGCCGGCAGGCTGTATAGATAGTGGGGGTTATCGAGTGGGGTGATTGACTGGCCGGAGGTCAGTTGAGTCGGTTGTATGCCCGGTCACAGGCGACCGCCATAACCGAGAGCATTCCGCCGAGAATCACGAGCATGAAACGGCTTTTTTCTTGCCATTCAGATACGTCAGGCTCCAGCGAGACGAAGGCTCCGATTGCGTAGAACAGGGCGAATGCGGAAATTACAATCGCAGCATCGCGAATCATCACGCCTCCTTCGCAGCTGCGGCGTCTGGGGCGCGCAGCGGCTTCCAATGCGTTGCTCGCACGCCGGACTCGATGTCCATCAGGAAGCAGCCGTGATCGCTACACCACTCGTCGATGGATATCTCGGCCGCCCATCCAGGCCATCGCAGAACCGACACGCCCTCTGGCGGGGTCGTCTCAGTCAGCGGAATCCAGGCGGCTTCGGCGCGGAGCCTATCCCGCTCGGCATTTGCCGCGTTCATCAGCTCAATTGCATTGGTTCGCAGCGTCAGATCATCGAGAGCCCCGGATTTCAGCCGCTCGTTCTCGGCTTCCAGCATCGCAATACCCTCGGAAAGGCACTCGTCGAGCCGCTGGCTGTCGGTGCGGTCCCTCAGCTGCTGGGCGAAGTGGCGGGTAGTTGCTCGGACCAGGGCGGCTTGCAGCCTATCCCGCTCGGCGGTCACAGCGGCCAGTTGCTCCCGTAGCTGCTCGACCAATCGCTTCGAGTGCCTGGCTACCTCAAAGGCGTCCGGCTCCACCCCTTCCGCCTCTGCGGGCTGGGCGAGGATGGCGCGAGCGGCGTCCACATACTGCTGGTCGTCGTGCTTCTCCGCCAGATAGCTGCCCATCCGGTTGATGGCGTCTTCGCCTAGCTCTGCCAGCGACTCCAGCAGATCCCGATCAACCAATACCTTGCTCATTGCTGACCTCCCTAGCAGGCTTGTTCCAGTTTTCCGCCAATCCCTCCACGGTGAATGCTTGCACCGTCCGGTTGCATTTCGCACAGCTCAGCGATAGGTAGCCGCTTTGCCGCATTCCCGCGAGCGCCCCGGCGTAACCGCAGCGGCACGGCTTCAGTTCTTCGCTCATTCCTGCCCCCTCGGCGCTCACGCCGCAACCTGCTTCATTTTCCGCCGCAACGAGTCCGCCGAGCGCCCAATTCGTGCTGCTGCTCGACTCTGGCTCATGCGCTGCGACAGCCCCCTGAATTGCGCGACTTCCTCGTCACTGATCGGCTCGGCTGGCTGGCTGATATGCTCAACGGGCCACGGGCATTCGATGCCCAGCCCCGTGAAAAACCGCCGCAGCCTGCTCGCATGGCCGAAGCCGATGTGCCGGGCTGCGTGCGTGATGCCCTTGCCAGCCGCATACATCTCGCGGCAGGTTTCGGCTACTGTCTTGCCTGTGCGGGCGTAGTGGTCGCTGGCGATTGTCATGCTCTCGTCTCCGTAAACAGTTTTTCCCAGGGCGACACAATCGGTCGCATGCATCCCCGCGATCTCGTCCGGCTCGGCTTCTCCGCAACGCAGGCCCGGCAGGCGTTGTCCCAGCCGTCCCTGGTCTCGGTCTTGCGAAAGAAGAATTCGTGATCGCGAGGCCACCACTCACCGCACTTGCGGCAAAGCTTCTCCGGCTCGCTCATGCCGCCCTCCGCTCCAGTTGCGCGCCGATGAGCTTGGTGTGGCTGCAATGCTGGCACTGCCAGTGCCGGGCGCCGGGCTGGCCTGCGAGGACCATCGGCTTGTAATGGCAGGACGGCGCGGCTTCGAGGTCTTCGGGCGCGATGAACTCGAACAACTGGCCCGGGAGGATGCCGAGCGCGTCTGTTGCGCGGCTGACGATCATTAGCGCGCAGCACAGCACCTCGCGGTCGTTTTCGAGCTTGGCGAGCGCCTTCATCTTCGGCTGGTGTTCCATGCAGACTTTCGTCCGCAGGTTGCGCGCGGTCTGGCGGACGGCCTCGGCGGTGCCGTGGATGCGCAGCGTCAGCGCCATCGCGAGCACGGTATCGACGCTGGAAAACTGCATGCTGCGGGTGCGGCTGAGCCACTTCGGCAGGGCGATCATTGCAGTCATGGGATACCCCTCAGTTCGTAGGTGATGCCAGCCTCGGCCAGCATTGCCTCGGTTGATTTGCAGGATTCAGCCCATCGCTCGGCAAACTCCGGCGCGGGCGTGATGGCGACAATGCGCGTGATGCCCGCCTGAATAGCTGTGGCAGCGCATGACGAGCAGGGCGGGTGCGTGACGTAGAGCGTGCAGCCCTCGGTCTTGGCCGAAAACAGCAGCGCATTCGCCTCGGCATGGATCGTGCGGCGCAGCTTCTCGTCTCGCGGCAGATCCGGGTGATCCGTCACGCCGCGCGGCAGGCCGTTGTAGCCAGCCCCAACGAGGCGGCGGTGATCGTCAACGACCACGGCGCCGACCTTGGTTGACGGGTCTTTCGACCAGCCTGCGATGTGCTGAGCCAGGGCGAGGAAGCGGGCGTCCCAGCTCATGCTGCCAGCTCGCCGCTGTTGGCGATTCGCGAAACCGTCCGTACTGACAGGCCGGTGCGCTCGGCAATTACCTTGAGCTGCATACCCTCGCGCAGCAGTGGCGCGATCTGCTCGACGCTATGGCGGCGCTTGGCCTTGTGCCAGTCGTAACTGCCGCCGCCCTTCGCAGGCGCTGGCGGCTTCGCTGGTTTCGGCTGTGCGGCGACGCCTCGGTTATAGGAAGGGCGCTTTTGCTCTAGGCGCGGAACGATTGGCTTGGTTTCAACGGGGCCGTGCTCGGCCTCGTATGCGGCCATCAGTACGGCGATTTCAGCGCGCAGAGACTCGCCCGCTGCGATTGCAGTGTGGTCGATCATGGGGATTGTCCGGTAGGGTAGGGCGCCGGAGCGCCAGATGTGTCAGGCTGCAGCGCGTTGACTCATGATGAAGTCTCGATGCAGTTTCGAGTGGCATGAGACGCACAGCCAGACAACCGACAGTGGCTTGTCGTAGTCGACGTGGTGGCCATGTAGTCGATCAGTGCTGAAGCATCCAGGCGCCATACAGCACGGGGATTTCCAGAGGCGCTTGTCTCTAACGGCGTTATCAACCGTCCATGCCGCAGCTCTCTTGCCAGGATTTCGCTGTGTGTAGGCCTGCTGGGCGGCTTTTATTCGAGCCCTGCCATTATCCGTCTGTTGATAGCTTCTTCTGGCTTCTACTCGGTGCGGCTGGTTTGCTCTGCGGCGCTCGTACTCGCGATACGCTTCACGGTTCCGTGCGTAATTCGCGCGCACGGCTGCCTTCGCGCAGTCCTTACAGTCTGAGCGGCTGGCGTAAAAGTCGGTATCTGCTTTCTGAGCGCCGCACTTCTTACAGTGCTTCATGCGGCGCTCCTGAAGGGCTTATAGCCCGGCGATGTGGTGCAGCGGCTTGAACGGGATTTCCGAGTCGAAATCATCAGGCGGCGCCGCCTGCTGGCTACGCTGCTGCGGCGCTTGCTGGCGGGGCGCTTGCTGCGTCTGCTGACGCGGAGCTTGCTGCCCCTGTCCGTCGCTGGCGAACTTGATATCAGCGCAGCGGCAAACCAGCTTCACACCCTGCGTGCCATCGTTCTTGGCGAACGTCTCGATGTGCAGGTCTGAGCCGGTGAAGAACACTTGCTTGCCCTTGGCCAGGTACTCGGCAAGCCCTTCGGCCTGCTTGCCCCACAGGGTCAGCTCATACCACTGCGTCGGCTTCTTGCCGTCCTGCCCCTTGCGGCCATAGTCAACCGCGACCGGCACGCTACACACGGCGTCTCCGCTGGCGGTGAATCGAAGCTCTGCGTCACGACCGATGCGGCCAAAGTCTGAAACTGGCATGGTTGCCCCTTACTTGATGCGGATAGATGATTGGCCGCGCTCCAGGCGCGCACCGGGTACTTCCTCGCCGGCCTTTAGCTTGGCGGCGATGGCAGTCTTGTCTGGCGCGATCTCGGTCTTCACGCGCATCAGGTCGTCTGGCAGGCTGGCTTCGTCGTCAATCGCGACGACTTCCCGGCCCTTGGCTAGGGTGATGGTGAACAGCGGGCAGCTGATCTTCGTGATGCCGGCCGCTTCCATGTTCTCGCGCAGGTATTCCTTGATCTGCCGTTGGCGATTGGCCAGCAGGCGCTTGCGCTCTTGTAGCCGATCAATCTCCTGATCCAGCGCGGCGGCATCGGCGTCGAGATTCAGAATCACATGCGAGACGGCCAGCGCCTTGTCATTGAACTCCGCTTCAATGCCCTGCATCGTGTCGCGGATGGCGATGGCCAGATCCTCGTCCGCAGTCTCTTGCAGCCCAGCCAGCTCCTTGAACTGGCCGGTGATTTCGTAAAGGGCTGTCATGCGACCTCCTTGGCCGGCTCAAGCTGGGCTTTGCGCTCTTCGTAGGCGCGAGCCAGGCGGGTGACGAATGCCTCTTCGTGCCGGCGCGTGGCGCTGCGGACGTAGGTGGCATGCAGGCTCTTGAGTTCGTGCGGGGTGACAGCGCGGGCCATCGTCTCCAGCGCCTCTTTCAGCCAGTCCAGCCGCTCCTGCTTCTGTCGTGCGGCTTCGGCTTCCTTGTTCTCTGCGTGCTCGAGCTGGGATTCAGCTTCGCGCTCGGCCACATAGTCGCGGTCGTCGTAGAGCCCGAGGAAAATGTCAGCGCTGAAGCCCAGCATCGCGAGGGCCTTCTTCACCGCGTCCGTGAGCGATTTCTTCGGCGCCTCGGTGTCGGTCGTGACGCCCCACTTGCTCTTGTAGGTGAACGGCGTGCAGCCGTACTGCTCGACCTCGCCGCGCTTGTCGCCCTGCATGAACCAGAGCTTGACGCGGATGGTGTGGCCGACTTCGTGGCCGATGACCTCGCCCTTGTCGTTGCGGATCTCGCCGCCCTGGTCGAAGCGTTCCTCGGCGACCGTCCAGCCCCAGCCGATACCGACCGGGCCAAACACCTCCGTGGCGCGCTTGATCATGTGCTGGCCGCTGATCGAGGTGATTGCCTGACCGTTGACCTTCGCTTGCTTTGTTGCCTCTGGCGCGGTCTTCTCGACCTGACTCCAGATGCTCATGTTTGCGTTCATGTCGTAATGCTCCCCGCTGTCGCGCAGCGCTTGTCGTAACGATGGACCCAAGGCCCGCCCTGCTCGCGACCGGCCTTGATTGGCCAGCCGATGTAGCCGAGCGATTCGGCCAGTTCGATGACCTCGCTCAGGGTGCGGCCGGCGACTTCTTCGAGCTGTTCGTCTATCAGGGATTTGACGAGTGCTGTGGTCATGGCTGCTCTCCTTGCATTGCCAGCGGCTCAAAGCCATCACATCGCCCTTCATCGCTGGGCCATATGGCGATTTTTGAGGGCTGGAAAGAGTTGTTCATGCACAGGTACGCCGGCGGCGCTGGATATGGCGCCATGCAGCGGCCTGCCTTTTTCTTTTTGATGCGCCCTACGGGAGTTCTTTCCCAGCGGGCGTGTCGGCAGTCGACGCATTTGGCGTTCAACATGCTTCCCCCTGCGCCGTCATCAGCGCACTACGAATTACTTCCCACTCCTCGTCTGTGCAGTGCTCGGCCAAGGGCTTGCTTGTGGCGATCAGCAGGGCTTCGAGGAGGCTGTCGTAGTGCTCGGCGAGAACCCATTTGCCATCCGCAGCAGGCTCCTGATAGGGCTCCAGTTCGCAGCCGCTATCCGTCACCCACCAGAGCGTGTACCGCTCCACTGGCTTGCTCATGCTGCCGCCTCAGTCGCCGGTAGCAGGAACTCGCCAACCTTGGCCGCGAGTTCGGCGATGTTCGAGACAATCTGCGCCGATGCTCTGCCGTACCCATCATTCAGATAAACGTCGTGCCAGAACGAGTGCTCGTAGCCTCTCGCCTGATAGTTGGTGTCTGCCGGCAAGACGTAGACGGTGACGCTATCGACGTGCGCCGAGTAGGTCATGTGGGCGTGAAACCGGCCGGCGCCGTTCACTTCCAGGCACACGCTGAACAGGTCCAGCAGGGCGTTACGGATATCGTTGTTCATGCTGCGCGCTCCTCGATTACGGGCTCGGCGAGTGCCTGGACGGCCTCGGCTATGTCTGCCAGCGACGCTTTGTTGCCGCTGCGGTGGATGGCAACCAGCGGCAGAAGGGCTTGGCACAGCGCCATTAGCCGGTCTTCGTCGTCGCCCAGGTGGTCGAACAGATCCTTGGCGTCGAACTGGTCACGCGCTCGCTCGGTGCGAATGTCGGCAGCCCACGAATTGCCGGCTGCAATGTCCCGCTGCGCCTCATGGAGAGGGGCAGGGCTGATGTAGATGCTCATGGTGGGATACCTCGATTGCCCGAACGGGCGTTGGAATGAATGCCTGCTACCGATCCCCGGCAGGCGCTGGGCAGGAGGTGTCTTCCTTGACGCCGGATCGGCTCCGGCTGGGATATGTGGCGCTGCCAGCACCGGGCGCCCTCGGTTAATCGCAGACCGGGTGGTCTGTCCTGGCTGGCTCAGGGGTGGTTGCTAGGTGGCTGGCGGCGCGATGGGGGCGGCGTTATCAATCAGCTCTTTCGCAGCCGCATACAGCGTCGCAAAGTTCCCTCGGCGCGCCTCGTCTCGTCCTTGCCAATACCGGCACTGCTCTAGAATCAGGCCGAGGGCTTGCTGCGCTACTGAGGCCTGCTGCCCGGTCAGCGCGGGGCGGTTTGCTAGCGCGGCGCGAAGCTGCTTTTCAATTCGAAGATGCTGCGCGACAGTCATCAGGTGCTCGCCGGCTGTCAGCGGCGCTATTGGGATCAGGTACAGGCCATCAAACGTGGCGACGATAGATGGAATCTCGACCTCGGACGCCTCCCGCTCATCCTGCCCCGGGTCGTTTTCGATTTTTTCGCTCATCTCGCTCTCCTCATTCAAAAAACAAACCGCCCCGAAACCCTGGCCGCAGCCGGCCGGCTCATCGCCTGGCGTGTCGGCCTCATCGGCTCTCGGCGTACTGGCTGTCGCTCTGGGATGAGCAGCAGCACGATTAGCGTGAGGGCTAGCAGTGCCCATGCTTTGTCGGTCATGGCGGGGCTCCTATTTGCTGCCTCGCTTGGCGTAGAAATAGTCCGTTGACGAGACAATCCAACCACCTCTCCGGCAGCGTAAAACCGGCAGGCTTGATTGCTCAGGCTCATGGGCGAACTCGCAGCCGATCACGTCCGGGTCTATGGCGGCTAGAGACTCATGGGTTGGCCATGTTGGTAGATTGGCCGCAGCCCAGTCGGCCATTTCCCTGCGCCTGCTATTCATGAGGGGTAAGCCCGTGTTTTTCGTGAAAAGCCCGAACGCTCATATTGGCGTGCCCGCCACATACCCGGTCTCGGTAGTCGGCGTAGTTGAAATAGAGTGCCTTTAGCTGATCGCTATTCAAGCTGCGCATACTCGTATCTCCATTCAGTAGATTCCCCCTGATGCGCCCCGCTTGAGGCGCACCGAGGAATCGGCTGCGTGGCGGCTAGGCTTGCCAGCCGCGCTTGTGGAAGGTCTCCATATCCTTCAGCAGCTCGTCACGCTGCTCGGCAGGCACCATCTGAAACAGGTGGTAGCAGATGGCCTTGCTTGGTCCCTCCATCTCTGCGCGCGACCGCTCGGTCCACACAACGCACTTCGCCGTGTTCGGTGCTTTCTTTGCCATTCCGCATTCCTCGTCGGTTGTCTTCCCGATGGCCCACTCTCGCGAATGGGCATCAGTGAATATTCCGTGTCTCGCAAACCTTCGCGCCGGTAGCCGGTGGCGAACGCCTTGCGTTGTTGCGTTGCTGTCCAACAGAACTCAATCGCCGGATTCACTCGGCGCCTGTTGGCTCGTCTTCATGTTGTTAAAGAGCTTCCGGGTTGCCCCGAGGCATCGCTGCCCTAAATCAGGTTTTCCGCTACGACCAGCAGGGCAACGAAGGCCCAGCCCATCGCGAACTTCATGTCAGTGCTCATGCGTAGTCCCGGGTGCGCCAGCCGACCATTGCCATTTTGGCGGGGCGGGCAGGGCGCGCGGGCTGCTGGTGGGGCGGCATGGCGCTCATCACGCAGAGCAGCACGATCAGCGGGGCGATGATTGCCTTGCGCATCGCCTCGGCTACCAAGGCCGCGCGGCGCGGTACGTCGAGGCGGAACATGGCGTTCTGGATCCGCTTCTTGACGGTGTCCGGGGCAATGCCCATCTGCTTGGCGATCTCTTTGTTGGTGAGCCCGCAGGCGGCAAGGACGGTGCATTCCAGCTCACGGTCGCTGAGGCCGTGATCGGTAAATCCTTGCCAGTTGCCGTGAGTGATGACGTCCATTTCGGCCGCTCCTGCTGTTGCGTTTCGATGGGTGAATCATTAACCAATGGTTTAGGTTAGTCAATACCGTAGGTTTACTTTTTCGGAAAACATCAACCGGGCGTGAAAGCCGCGTATTGGGCAGGCACAAAAAAGCCCGCTCAGTGGCGGGCTGGTGGTCAGTGCTCTAAGCGCCGCCAGCGGACGTGGACAGAGCCGTCCGGACGATGGGTGAGGGCAACCCCCTCGGCTTGCTGGATCTCGTCCAGCAGCCGCTCCCAGTCCTCGGAGCGGTCTCCGGGCTGCGGCGTGAGGTTGGCCTGGCGCTCGACCAAGGCCCGGGGCGTGGTGATGAGGTGGTTAACGCGCCGCACAAGGCGGTTGTAGGTGCAAAGCTGGGATTGATGGGTAACGGTAGCGCGCCCTGGCATGTGAATCCTCCTTACTACTGGATATTCACACAGTAGTTTTGAGGATTAAGCCGGGCAAGCGCTGAGGCGCGGGGCGAGATGCCACATGTAAAGTTTGGGCTCCGACGAAGGTCGGGCGGGGGGGGGGGGGGGGGAAACAAAAAGCCCCGCTAGGTGCGGGGCTTGGAGAGGGCTAGCCGGTCAGATCAATCTCGTCATGGTAGGCCTTCACGACGTACAGGACAGGCCTGTCATCTACCACTTCGACTGAGACATCAACGATAAATGCCTTGTGGTAGATCTGTGCCTCGGCAATCACCATGCGCTCTTTTAGTTCTGGCGAAGCGAACATCACCTTTACCGGATTAGGGTAAATGCTTTCGATCCGCGCCTTATCGCCTGTCTTGGCATTGGCATCGCCTTTGGTTTGATACCAGCGGAGTGCAACCATCTTATGATCGCCGCCAGGCAAAGGCTTGGCCGGTTCCAGGAAGCGGCGGAAGTGGTTCTGCGCTGCGTTCGCGTCAGTCGCGCCGATGTTCAGCGTGAAGCTGATCGTGCCGTGGTTTTCAACTGTTCCGATATTCATTTGGGCACCCTGGTCGCGCGCTACTGGCTCCAGGATTTTGACCATATCTTTCAGGGTCCTGGCTTCGTCTGCCAGTTTGGGCTTTTCTTCGGTTTTCCCCAAGGCCCAATCGACTATCGCTTTCAGGTAATCGCTGTACTCAAAGACCGTTCTAGCCGCATCGAACAGGGGGAGCGCGCCTACCACCATTGGCTCAAGGACGCTGACGATACTGCCTTGCCGCATCTGGTGCACGAACATATGCGTGAACTCGGCATCAGCAGGCGAATGGAATGCCGAGATGTAGCGAGTGTACTCATCGGCTAGAGCTTCAAGGCTTTGTGCATACACGGAGGCGAGAACAGGCCGCTTATTGTCAATAACGAAAGCCATCTTCGTTTGGTGTGTGGCGTCACTCTCGAAGTCCGTTTCCATGCCTCTCCCCTAAATCCTAACCTTCCCGGGCGGCACGATGGCGCCCACGTAGTGCATCGCCTCGATCTGCTCGACCGGGATCGTGCGGCGGCCGTAGGCGTCGTTGATCGACATGACGCTGACCTCGACATCGTTGGCGAACAGCAGCTCCTTGAGCATGCTTTCCCCGTCGACTAGCCGAATCATCACGTACTCACCTGGCACGAGGCGGCTGCCTGGCTCACAGACTGCGATCCAGCCCGAGCGAATAGCAGGGGCCATCGAATCGCCTTTCAAGCGCAGGGCATAGGCGCTTGGGTCTCTGGAGGGTATGTCGACGTAGCCCTCGGCCTCGTCCAGCGCGTGCCAGTAGCCCTCGCTACCCATCTGAGCTGTGCCGACGATAGGGATAGCGCGGTAGGGGCTGATGATCGGTGGGCCGGGCTCGACGTTGGACGCCTCTTGGTCGCTTTTCATCTCGCCCTCGCCGTATTGAAGCCATTCCCGGCGCACATGCAGCCAAGCGGCTATCGCCATCAGATGGCCCGGGCTTGGAGACGCCTCTCCTTTTAGCCATTTGCTTGCCGCGGGAAGGCTCACGCCTGTGGCTGCGGCGAGGCGAGTTAGCGCGCCACGCTGCGGCTGCCCCGCCGCGGCGATGGCCTCCTTCAGGCGCTTGGCTTGATCTTCTCGAAGGGCTTCATTTTCAACCATAAGTTGATGATCGCATGGCTCTTGCTTAACTGTCAGTTGAGCAATAACATTAACTGACGGTTTAGATGAGAGGTCCATGATGGGCAATTCCATTGCAGAGTACTCCTCAGCCATCGCATGGGCTGTGGATCAGGTGGGCGGCCCGGTATCGGCCGCAAAGGTATGCGGGGTTAGCCGAACAGCGGTTGATAAGTGGGTAACGAAAGGTGCTTTGCCCCGCACCGAGTACACCGGCGAATCGAGGCACGCCGAGCGGCTAGCTGCCGCCTCTGATGGCGCCTTCACGGCAGAAGGTCTGCTTCGGTCTTCGATCCCGGCGAATCAGGAAGGCCAGTCCAAGGCAGAGAGTCCCGTCGACCGCCGCCGCCCTGCCGCCCAATCCCACGTTGGCATCCGCACAGGCCGTCGCTCCACTGACGCGACTACCCGCGAACAGATCCTGGCGCTGGCGGCTGCCAAGCGTGGCGAATTTCCTGAGTGAGAAAGGCATGACCGGGTTCTCCGTAACCGTTGAACCCAGTGTAGGCGGCAAGAGAGAAGCAGCACAGAACGCCGGTAGGGCTGGTTGGTTAACCAGTGTTTGCAGGCAATAAAAAGCCCACCGGGCAAGGGTGGGCTCTCAACAGCGTTCAATCAAGGAACGACGCAATGTTAGACAACGTAATTCAGATTGGCAACACCCAGCGGGGGTTTACCCGGATGGACAACAGCATCATGGATGCGCTGGCGGCGGTTGATCTGCCGGCTCGCGATTTCCGTGTCGTGGTGGCTATTGCTCGCCAGACCATCGGCTACAACGTGGAGAGCAAGCGCCTCTCCGCTGACGAGATCGGCAAGCTGACCAACATGCGCCGCGACGTTGTGTCGAAGGCGATCAGTCATCTGCTTGAGCGCCGGGTCGTCTTTCGCGTCGGCGGAAGCCGTGGTGAGCTGGGTATTTCTCCGGTCTCTGAGTGGTCATTCTACGAACCCAAGCAAGACCGTCTCAGTGAGACCAAAACGTCTCACTCAGCCCAAATCGTCTCACTGAGACAAGCGCCGAGTGAGACCAAAACGGCAACTTGCTTCCTTTATACAAAGAAAACAACTCTTCTTTCAGAAGAGGTTGTAACGCCCCCCGAGAAGAGCAAGCCGGCCTCGAAGCCGAAAGCGCGCAAGCCGTCCGCGACCGGCTTCGGCTTGGCTCACATGCTCGCTGACAACCCCCACGCCATCCCTGATCAACTGCTTCAAGACTGGATTGCCCTGCGCAAGCAGAAGCGCACCACGCTGAGCGCAACTGTCTGGACCGCCCTGAACGCTGAGCTGGACAAGTGCGTAGCGGCTGGCATCTGCGCCGAGACCGCGATGACCGAGGCGCTGGTCGCCGGCTGGCAGGGCTTCAAGGTCGACTGGATTGTTAACCGCCTTACCACCGAAGGCCGCATGCCCGCGCGCAAGGCCGCAAACCCTGATTTCCGTTCCGGCGATACCAGTTGGGCTGAAGACCTGGGAGAGCTGTGATGCGCAACGTCAAGGATCTGATCCCGTCCGCCACCAGCGGCAAGCACGTCTCCGCCGAAGTGGCCCAGCCGCCGCGCAGCGTAGACCCCGGTACCGCCTCTGTCGTGAACAGCCTGTTCGCTGAGTTGCAGTGCATTTTCCCTGCCTGGAAGCAGGCGTGGCCCGACGAGGATTCGCTCAAGGCCGCCAAGCGTTCGTGGATCAAGGGCTTCATGGCTGCCGGCATCAATTCGCTCGAGCAAATCCGCTTTGGCATCCAGCAGTGCCGGCAGTCCGGTGGCGAGTTCGCGCCGAGCGTCGGCCGGTTCATCAAGTGGTGCGAGCCGACCCCGGAAATGCTGGGCCTGCCGGATGCCGCCAAGGCGTACCGCGAAGCCTGCGCCAACGCTCACCCGGCCGCAGATCGCAAGTGGACGCACCCGGCCGTCCATCACGCCGCTTGCGAAACCGGCTTCTACGAGCTGGCCAACCTCACCGAGGAGCGCAGCCGCGCGCTGTTCGACCGCAACTACGCGATCACTGTTCGCATGGTCCTGACTGGCCAGCCGCTGCGGGAAATCCCGCTGGCCCTGCCGGAAGCCGTGACCGTCCGCACGCCGGAAGTAGGCCGGGCGAACCTGCAAAAGCTGCGCGAAATGTTCCAGGGGGTGAAGGCATGAACCGCTCCCGCTCGATGACGATTGTCCAGCGAATCACGATGGCCCGGCTTATGGCAGAGGGCTTTGCCGTGGTTCAGGAGGAAAACACCGTCGTCCGCATGAAGCGCGGCAACGACTGCCGATTGGTGCAGATGGACGGCACGCAGAAGCGGGCTGTAGGGGGCAAGCGATGAACGCAGCGAAGCTGAGCATCGCCATGCAGGGCCAGACCGGCATCGCCAAGAAGGTTTTCGAGTGCGTCCCGGCGCAAGAGTCGTGGACCGAGGCGCAAGTGATGGGCGCCCTGATGGCGATGACAGGCAGCACCCCGGACGCCCGCATTGTTCGTGGCTGCCTTCGCGATCTGGCCGACTCGGGGCTGATCCGCAAAACCGACAGCTCGCACTGGCAGCGGGCGCGCATGAAGACCAAACAAGAAATCAAGGAGACGGTAATGGCTAGCGAGAAGAAGGTTTGCCCGATTGACCCTATCGAGATGCTGGGCGGCCTGGCGACTGAGGTTGCATCGCTGGCCCGCGACTTCGATAGCCAGCTCAAGCGCATCGCGACGCAGATTGACGACGCTGCGCTGGCGATTGCTCAGGACCGCGAGTCGAGCGCGGGCGCGGCCGAGAAGCTGCGTCAGCTCCAGGCGCTGCTGAAGGGGCTTTGAGATGAGTGATTTTGCAGAGATGGCTGAAGCCTACGAAATCGCCCGTCGCGCGCCTGACCCGATGGATCGCGCCGCTGCTACGGCAGAGCTTGCGCGCCTTGACCGCATCTCGACCGTCTGCGCGCAGATGCAAGGCGAGGGCTCCGACGACTGCGAGGAGTGCGGAGTGGAGATACCGCAGGCGCGTCGTGCGGCTGCGCCCTGGGCGGTGTGCTGTGTGGATTGCGCGGCGATTCGTGAACGGAGGGGCGCATGAATGAGCTGGCTCTTTTCGCGGGCGCTGGTGGAGGAATTCTCGGCGGCCACCTCTTGGGATGGCGCACCGTCTGCGCCGTTGAGCGTGATGCCTACGCCGCACAAGTTCTGGCGCAACGACAAAACGATGGATGCCTCCCAGCTTTCCCGATTTGGTCTGACGTGTGCAGTTTTGACGGAAGACCGTGGCGAGGCCTTGTTGACGTGGTTTCGGGCGGATTCCCGTGTCAGGACATATCCGCTGCCGGGAATGGCGCCGGGATTGATGGCGCTCGCTCCGGCCTCTGGCGCGAAATGGCAAGAATCGTCGGTGAAGTACGACCTCGATTCGTCTTCGTGGAGAACTCACCGCTGCT